CTCGTTGTATGGTGCAGGAATAATGGCCGTAGCCGTCGCCGATGTTGTGGACGCTGTGGCGGTTATCTTGAATATACTGTCCTGTGTGCTTTCGTCCACTACAAGGTCGGCGTCTAAACTGCCGTCGGTGTAATCAAAAAATATTCTATACTGAACTCCATTGGTTTCTTCAACGTCAGACTTCTGGATATTCCTTGACCCTGTCCCGCTTGCCATCGTTGACGTATAAGACCTGAACGTTTCCCAATTTGTACCATCTTCAAGCCGTTGTATTTCTACAACCCCATCCCAGTTGCCGTGCGTGGTAAACGACCAACTGCCTTTTACGTCTATTGCGGAACTGTATGCGTCTGCGGTTGCGCCCTCAATTTTCGTTATTGTCTGCAATCGCTTGTGGGTCAACTTGAATAATGACCCTGTGTGGCCGGATGTTCCGGTTGTAAATGTGGCTGCCGAAGCAGTAAGCGTTACTTCTCCGCCAGCGATTTGTATTTCACCATCGTCAATACCACCGGCAATGGTTTCGTTCGTATAAATTGTTACAGTTGTACCGGTAACATCAGTAGCTTTGCTTTCGTGAACCGTCCACGCACCGTCGTTTGTTTCAGAATCAGAAGCATCAATATAAAACCTTGTATTTGCTGTAAACAGTGCCCCTATGGCTGTAGCATCATCTTCGTCGCTTCCCTCAATAGTAAAATTGCCTGTCTCCGGTGCACCGGCAGTTGCCGCAGCAATCGTATATCCTACCGCCTTGATAGTTACACCATCATCTTCAGCTATATCATTTCTCTCAATAAATGGGCCGCTTTCAAATGTTATATCATTAAGAGCAAATGTAGTTGCGTCTGTTCTGGTTAATTTGGCTGGATGATATTCAGGGTGGACAATCCACATCACGTCCGCCGATTGCTCAAATTGAAGTTCAGGAAGGTCTGCTTCGAGGTATGAAGTTACAAGAGTGTCAACCAAAGCCTGTTCGTAATATACGTTCAGTATCTTATTAGAAAACTCTAACTTATATGCTATAGTAGATGAATATATAAATTTCACCATCCTCGACTTGACATCGTGGTCATAGCAGTTTGCAACCCTGAGCGTACCCGGCCTTCGTGTAACCGGCCCGTAAACCAACGGTATCATATTCTGAAGTTCACGGCATCCGCCGCCGTATTTCTCTACGTCAGAACGCGCATCTATCAATGGCGTAAGTTTACCGGAATTTAATGTGATTACAGGAAGGTTTGCCATTTACTCTCCTGGCCCGTATTTGTTTATAACTTGACTTTGTGAAGATTGAAGTGTGTCTAACTGGTCTGATAGTGTTTCAAGTGTATCGCCGTCAGTGCCGATAATTGTATCTGTCGCATCAGCCCCCTCAATAAGGACAGTATCCACCTCTGGACGATATTCGCCAAAACCCACATTGTTGGTGCCGTCATTTACAACTACAACATCACCGGCCACAAGAGCGGCATCAGTAACGTGATAGTAGCCTGTTGCGCCTTCTTCCGGCAAATTTGTAGGGGGAGCGGTTCTTACCGTTCCATCAGGTTCATAAGCCCCATAAGTAAGCGTCTCGCCTGTCTTCCATCCAAACTTTATCTCTGCCATTCCGTCCCCTTACGTATAACGAGCATCATTCCACGTCTCCAAGCTGTACTGGCCTTCGGTATTGGTTTCCTGCCCGTCTAACGCTTTAACCGCAGGCATTATAGAAGCAAGTTCTTTTTGGATTACATCCTGAATCCCCGCAGCGCCACCAGCAAGCGGCCCGACCAGTTTCAAAGCCAACTGCAAAACGAGCACCTCTACAAAAAGCGGGTCAAACTCGGTAACGTCGGTAACTTTTTTAATATACCGAATGGACATCTCGTTTTCGTTTGTAAGGAGCATCTTTCCTTCAAGAGCGTAAGAGCGTAAATTCTCGTTAGAGAATCTGTTCTCATAAACAGACTTCATTGCAAGAAAGTCGTTCGGCAAAGGAAACTGATAGTCCCACTCATCGCCGCTTGGCGTATCAGCGCTTACAGACAAGTCAGCCCTTGCCGAAGCAAATCTCCACCAGTGAGAGCGCATAAGAAAGTCTCTGGTCATCTCGTAATGCGTCCGGCACTGGATAGCCTGCGGGGTGGTATCTTCATCTAAATCGTTAAGTCTTTGACTGCCAATCTTACTAAGGGCGGCATTGCATATTTTTGTCTCAGAAAGTGCCACTACTTCACCTTAATCTTAAATTTCAGTTGGGCGTTATTATCTTGATTTACCAGCCAGGCTAATGACGCGGCTTGAGAAGGGTCAAGATGGAAGCCTTTTATGTGCAGTCTGTCGCCGTTGGTGCGGGTCTCAAATCTCACCTGGTCTGCCTTGGTAAAGAATGTTACTTCTTCTTTAATTTCAGCCATCGAAACCTCCTCCTAACAATTTCATAATTATAAGTGTTCGTATTATGGGCATTGGGGTTATTGCAGCGCCTGAGTCATCATATTCTAAAGCCCCCCTGTCCCACGTGCCATCGTCGCCTCTCGTAACACCAAACATATCAGTTTCATAAGTATGGCAGGGGTCGGTTACATCAACACCAGCAGTTGTAGGAGCAGTAAGCGAATAATCGTGACCTGCCAAATTTATAAAAGGGTCTCCCTCCCCCGTCTGGTGATTAGAGCCAAAAGCAACAAACGCAGCAGTTTCATCGCTCGAACCGAGAATCATATCATCATACCAGTTGTGTGTTACATCTGTTGAGCTTACATTATCATAAAATGACGAATCTGCGTCGCCAATTACTAATACCTCTGAATTTACATTATAAAATATATTATTTTTTACCTGAATATCACTAATTGAGCCGACGCCAAAATTTATTGTGGCCGTTACACCTGTATCATCGTTGCCGTCATCAATATCAGTACTAAATTCAACATAAGCTGCATTGGTGTCATCTGTCGCATCTACCTGATAAAACCCTGCGGTTACGTGCCCGCCGTCGCCGGTGTTTGTAATCTTGACAACATCGTCAATCTCTATGCCTGTAAAGTCGCCGTTACTGCCAGTAATTCTATCGGATGCGGCTGTGCTTGATAATCCAGTTAGGTTGGTTGGCGAGACGTGCTTCCAGCAATCGTCTGCATTTATTCCGTGATTGCCACCCTCAACTTCAGCAATAACAGTATTATTATAGAAATAGATTTCACTTATAACTTCATCATCTCGATTTCGGTCATCCTCAATACAAACCACCCCCACGTCATTGGAACGCTGATTTTCATTGTGAAAAATATTACCATAAATATATATCTTTGAAAGTTCCGGTGCGTCACAGGGCTCAACTTCATCGTAAAACCCCCCAGCTGTCATATTAGTAACCTGGTCAGAAGGTGCCATAAAGATTGAACCAGAACCGCTTGTATCATAAAAATAATTGTACCGTATTGTTATATTACGGCTCTGAAGAAATTTCATACCATCTTCTTGATATGGTGTACCAGAATCGTTATCAATCATCGTTTTAAAATGGTTGTATTCTACTATCCAATCTCTACACGCAGAATTATTCCAACACATATGAAGTTTATGAAAATAGCAATACGATAATGTAACATCGTGTAAGCAATCGACGTCTGTGTCGAGATTGGAATGTGCTCTTATATTGCCGCGTGAAATAATTGCGTAAGGATTGAAGCCTGAACAGTCTGAAAAATCATCGTCAGAAGCACAGCCATAACCATCACAGGTAAATTCAATATGTTTAATTACATAATGCGCCCCAAAGGTATTTGTCGATGCACCAATACCCATCAGCATACAGTTAGTACCATCGTTGTCCTCTGGGCCTGTTAATTTGAAGCCGTGGGCAGTTGAAGAACCGTCCCAGTCAGAAGGCCCGCCGCCCACTTGACCGTCAAACTCATAATACTCTGTAGTTACCCACCAACACGCGTCAACGTCATATCCCGAATCAGCCGCAATCCATACAGCTTGACCGTCACCATAACTACTATCCCAACCCGTGTCTGTGCCGTGGTCAGACTCAATGGCTTTCTTAATATATATCCATTTCGTCCCATCTACAGCATCATCGAACTTATAATTTGCATAATCTGCCCCATCTGCTATATAATACGTGTCCCCACGAGTCAGAGCGGCGGGCAATTCTGTATAACATCCAGCACCACCGGGAGCACCGGCAGCGTTCCACGTAGTACCATCACCGTTATTACCCCCGTGAGCACGTACACAATGGTCTGTTGCATAACAAACAGACCCCAACAGTAAAAATATCGCCAGGATGGATTTCATATTATCTCCAGAAGTCAAGATAATAAATGCTTACGGTCATTGCCGTTAAATCAGCAGCATCAGTAACAACCAAGTCCATTACACCCCCTACAGGCACACCGGCCCACGGATTGCCCTCTGTGTCATCCTCATAGACAGCATAAGAAAAATCGGCAGTCGGGTCGGAGTCGAGATTTGCTGCTGAGAATATGGTAATATCATTCTCGTCCCGCAACGTGACAGTGTAATCGCCGTCTGTTCCTGTTACATCTATACTGATTCTCATTACAATGCCGTGAATACTGTCAATGGCTTCTGTAACAGTTCCATCAAGTTCCCCGGCAGACATAACAATCGCTGCTTTTTTCATCATCCCGTAATTTGTTGCCGTGCTCTGATGGTGAGCAGATGACACATTAGCCGTTCCTGTTGTATGGGTTTCCGTAGCAGCGTAAACCACGCAAACGGCTAACAACAAAATCAATGCTATAATCTTTTTCATTAGAAAGTCCCAACCGGGGCGTTTATATATTCTATGTAGATATGAAACAGCGCATCTGTATCAGAATCGACATACATAGCCGTATTCGTTGTCAAAGGAACGCCCCATTTATATTCCTTTTCATATCCTGCACCCGAAGCCTCGACTTGTATAGGACCAATCAATATGGTCGTGGCGCCATCAAGAATGGCGATTGCCTGAGCAGCAGAAACATTGATACTAAGGTGCGTAAGTATCAACCTTCTTCCTGCGCCCGGTGCGGCGACTATTTCTTTCGCATCCGCTGAATCGTTATCAGTGCCGTTAAAATAATGTCTCGTAGCCCCCATAGGCAAATCTTGAGACAAATTGGCTAATGCGCCTGTATTTGAAGCATCTAAAGCCATAATAAAACTCCTAACTTATTGATTTATCGCTTGTATAATATTCCACGCCTGTCTTGGTCTCAAAGACACATACTTCATCTATTTCGGCCATTGTTTCCCTTTCTAACTATGTCTCGTCCGCCTTCCTAAGTATCTCGCTCCCCTACCCCTTGTTGTTGGCGATGAGACAGCGCCTAAGCCCAAACAGGGTGAATTGCCCTGTAAACTAAAGTCAGCGTTAGCTGCATCGGTGAATTTGGGGTCAGCTTCAATAGAAGACGATTCTCCGGCTTGTGTTTGCCACGATGCGAAATCCATTGCAGTTGTCCCATTGATTTCGTAAAAATTATTAGCCACTCCCGCATTATAGTAACAGTTGTTGTTAAAATTTATCGCAGTTACGGTAGAATCATCATAGCGAAAGTCGTATGCTACGCTCGAAGACACAATGTTATGCCGAACTATAGAGGTTCCGGCATCTTGTTTGCGTAAAGAAATTCCATTCTCATTGTCATAACAAGTATTATATTCAATAATTATGCCATCGTAATCCCACGCACCTATTCCCGCTGCGTTAGCAGAATCATTTGCAAGTTTACCATTGCCATAACAAGTATTATATCGAATTGTATGGCCGTCTGAATTATTACTGACTCTTATGCCATACCCCTGATTGTCATAGCATATATTATGTTCTGTTATCGAATCTTCCGAGTATTGGTCAAGCATAATACCATTGCCGTCAACCTGGTCTTTGTCTTCGGCGCCGGCCAAAACTGATTGTGCGTAAGGAAAAGAAATAGCTCCCGTACTTATATTGTTTCTAATGATGACATTTTTAGAATAACGAGTTGCGCTCGACCCGCCTGTGGCTATCTGGTTGGCCAGCCTATGCCACCCACAGACCCTACAAGTATTGTTTTCTATAACGAGGCCGTCTATTCCAAAAGACGTATTTATGGCCCCCCATCCACAATCACTGATAGTACAATTTCGGACTGCACATCCTGTCATATCATATGTATTACCAGTAAGATTAAGAAAATATATCCCATTCCACCCGCAACTTGTAATTGTAACATTGTCTATAATAATATCCGAAGATAACACGTTGCCGGAAGTGGTTATATTAACGCCTTGAGACGTTTTCTTTTGAATAGTAAGATTCTTAATCGTTATAAACCTTTTGTCCACCATCGTTACACCGTGGGCGTAATTGCGGGTAACTCCCCAATTAGCAGAAGCCGTCCCTAAAGTGTCAGGGTCGGCCTCGGCCTCCAAATGGACATAGCCTATGTTATTGTCCACATCCACCGAGAAACTATTATCTATAGTATCCATAACAGCCGCTGTAGTGTCGGCATCAACAGTCCACTCCACAAAAGTAAGGCGCGTACCGTTTAGATAAAAAGCAGTGGGCTCTAAGTTAACTGTTTGGAATGCGAATGTTCCCCTACCCGGAACAACTACCCAGTCATCACCTGCCCCCAATGGATTTGCAGATGTTAAACTGGTTATTATTCCAGCATCCTCCCCGTCCGCATCACCTCTAATGGTGATTGGAAGTCCTGCGGAACCAGACCCGCCTACCGTTAATTGACCTGTAACAGTTCCTATAACGTAAAGGTCGTCTCCGGGCTGTACACCAGAACCTGTCCAGTCAATATTAGCAAACGTATCCCAAGCATTGCCAAGAGTGCCATCCTTAGAACCTGCACCTGCCGCACTTACATACCAATCTGTCATTATATCCCTGCTATTTTGACAGTTAAATCCCCATCAACTGTAGTATGTCCGTGAAACATTATTTTGCTATACCCCTGCAAATCAAACATTATTCCTGCGGCGTGATTAGCGACTCCGCTTAAAACCGTAATAGCCGAATACCATTTTTCATTTGTTACAGTTATGGTGTCAACAAGTTTTAACCCAGACCCGTCGCCAGTTTGTGTGCCTGTAGTACAGGTGAGCGTGCAGACACGTTTCGCTACATCCGAAAGCGCCCTGCCAACATATACATCTATCACGCTGTTCTCGTCGTCTGTGGCAGATTCCAGTTGCACTTCTATTGAGTTCCAAGAAGGCGGAATAGCTAATTCCTGCACAGAGTTAGCTAATATGCCGGAGGTAGAGAAATTTCTTTCTGTTACCCCCAAGGCACCATCAGCGGCACCTGCCGTTGCATCAATCACACCAACTGTTATCCATTCAGACTGCAAAGTAGCCAAACTTTTTGAATCATCGTCTATAAATGGCCTATTTTTGTTTAACGTCACAACAACGCTCCTAACTTATTGGTTTGTCGCTTGTATAATACTCCACGTAAACAGCACGCATATCTATTGAATGGTTCTTACCTACGGGTACGCCGAGAATTATCCTTGCTTAAATGTGCTGCTGTGGATAAAGTGAGGCTGCACAAGCCGCTTCATTAAGCGCAACTGTAGTACTTGCATCCTGCCCTGCGCCTTTGGCCGCATATCTTGTGGCCGCTGCATATTTGGGAAACTGAATAGAGTCGTTAGAAAAATCTACAACCCCAAATCCCTGATTGGCAGATGATAGTTCTGTCGCAAGGGTAAATGTGCAGGCATCTTCGTTCACGGCCACAAACTGCTTTGCCATTTCGTGCAAATCAGGCCACGTCATTTCTTCTATGGACATATATGGATTGTGCTTAATCCAAAATAAAAATCCCCAGAATGTTTCATCGGCATCTACTGCCATAATAATACTCCTTATTCGTGTCCGAATATTTTAACATAATTTTCTCTATACTTATCCGATGGCGGCTTTGATACTATTTCCGCCAACCTCACTTTTTGCTGACCGTCCCTATCGGTATAGCCCGCTTTGTGGGTTCTACGATTTACTTCGTCCCTAATGCTGCTTTCGGATTCTGTTGAAGAAATTATCTCACCAGGGCATCTATGTCTTTTTGTTATTATTTCCATAAAAAACAGGGAGGGGATTGCCCCTCCCCATCCTTACTTCTTTTTCAACAGATTCATTGGATTTCTCTTTCAAATCTAACCTTTTTGGTAATCGATTAGATGGAAACCTGCAACATAATCAATGGGCCGTCATTCGAGGCATCACCAACCATAACATAACCAGCATACTGACTGGTAACATATGTTTCGATGTTGCCGTGAACATCTATCGACCCGTCGTGCCGGAACCAACATCCGCCAAGATACGTATTACCAACGGTTGACTGGGGAGCAATGAACGTCGGCCCCCAGGTTTTTACCCAACCGTAATAATTATCCGTAAGAAGGCGTAATGGGACACCTATAAACCCTTGTGTGCCACCCGAATTACCCTGCTTTACAGCAGAATACGGATTTGCATAAAGCTCTATATTGTCCGATGTGGTAACCGCAACACTTAACGGCCTGTCAAGATAGAATTTGGTTGTCGTTCCAGATGTAGCCTCATTGCTTTGGATGCCATATACCTGCCCATCACCAGTTGCGTGGAATAAAAGCAAATATCCACCAGAATACTGGTCTTCTGAAATTGACCCTTCTGTAAGAGTAACTTCATTAGAGCCAGCAGGTGAAGCGGCTCCAAGGGCTTCATAACTTACACCCGCGCCTGTGCCTTCATCCCACACTGCCAACTGGTATGAGGTATAAGTAGATGCAGCCTTGCAATACTTGTAAACGCTACCATCCCACCCTAAATGCCGTGTTCCAAGGACGTATCGCTGCGTAGCCTCGTTAGTCGAAAGCCCCAAATTGTTATCACCAGTAAAATCGTGCGGTGCAGCCTGGTAGGGGATAGGATTAAACGGATATGGAAACTGTTTAGACATTGTTTAATCTCCTTTCAATTACGCAGATGTCGGTAAAGCTATATCGACTACTGCCGGCCCTTCTACTCTGGTTGCGCCAATACTAAGCGTAGAAAATACTTGAGTACTGTTTAGCATATCAGGACGAAGGTCGATAGAAACATTCGGCTCTTCGGCGACTGCAAGCACGATAGCGTCTTGAGCGAAAGCAAAACAGTGGGTGGCACTTACATCTGTGTCATCCGCTGGAAGTCTCGTTGAACGCAGGAACTTGAAGCCCATAAAGGTATCAATCTTTCCCTGCGCCAATGCTTTCACTGTGTTATAATCCGCACTCTTAACTTCAGTCAGGTTTAGTAACTGGTTAATGTTGTAGGGATTAGTAAGGAAATAACGCTGTCTTGATTCATCAATTTCTGCATCATCAAGAAGCTGTTTGCAGGTAAGTAACTTCGCGATTGACAACTGGGTATCAGTTGCGGCTTCGTGGTCTGTACCTGCGGTTTGCACTGAACCATCCGACTCGATAAGACGACATTCGCCTACATCGTAGTTGTGAATCGTAGTGCCTCCGGCGTGTCCGCCGTAAGCATCGCCATAGAGGGCTGCGATAATCACATCGTCTATCTGTCGGTTCAATGCAAATACCTGATTCTGAGCATACACCGACTGTGGGTCGATGAGCATTTTCAGTCTATCAGGCTTGTCGATTATGTCGGCGGGAACTACATAGTCCACCATCGACAGTTTTCGACGGGTGTGGTCGGCGTCGGAGATAGGAGTCTCGCCGTGGCGTGCACCACGCGGCTGAGCATCCTTCGGGCCGATACGCTCCACATACATCGTATCGCCTGTAACCGGTTCAGGTCGGCAACATCCGCGTAATATCGAAGGCTTTTGCTGCGATAAGAGCAGAATGTTGGCCTTGAATTGGTCAACAAAGGCAATCGGAATCTGTGTGCTCATAATTAACCTTTCAATTAAAATTTACCACGGAAAAATAATCCACAACGAGTGGGTTTTTCCTGCATTTTCCGGGGCCTCATTGAAAGGCTAATCCGCATTTTTTGTGATGAAACCTAAAGCCCTATCGGGTAGTTTCAGGGGTCATCTGTTTTCGTAACGCCATAATTTTATCCATTATGGGCTTTCTTTGTGCCGGCAAACTCCGTGGGTCTGTTAAGATTGGGTTTGCCATTAACTCATCAATTTGTGTCTGTAAATCAGATGGTGTCGGTATGTTTGTAAATTCAGGCGACTTACCTTCAGAGAACTTGCCTCCAAGGTTGGCTAACAGTCTTGTAAGGTCAGGGTCTTTCTGTACTTTAGCCACAACCCTGTCCTTGAACTCCTGATTGCCCATAGTGCCTTCTTCAATTGCTATATTGCCGAAATGTATATGCTGGTCGTAAGCATTGCCCCAGTCTTTTGACAGACCGCTTGTGAGTTCCGCCAACTGAGCCTCTTCGGCGATTTTCGCATTTTGTATATCAGCCAAAGCGTCATTAGCAAACTCGGCAATGAATTGATTTGCCGCCTTCTTGCTGACTCCGCCGTCAAAGAATCTTTGCTGCCATTTGGCTATCTTATCAGCGGGAAATACCTGCTCGGCGAATTCAGGCGGAAATCCTTCGGGCACAGCAAGACCATAATCCTCGACTGTATCCGGCCTGCCGCCGATTCTGTAATATTCCGACCATTCGTCTTTCGGAGAATGTTCGTCCGGCACTTTTATCGTGTTCTTACCGACCATTCTCTTGGTATCGACGAACATCTTTGCTAAAATTTTAGCGTCTTTTACTGTTTTAAGGCTTGGCTCATTTTGATACCCTTCCGGTAACGTGCTCTGCCAGCCTTCCAACAAAGTACCATCGCCGCCGAAGTAGTTAGTTTCGGAAGCTGTTTTCGTCGCTTCTGTGGCACTGCTTGTCGCAGCTTCGCCTGCTGAAGTATCAGCTGTTGCGGCGGATGCCGTTGTTTCTTCAGCCATTATTTCTTCCTCCCAAATCTGTTCTTCCAAATCTTTTCTTTGTTCTTGCAAAAATATCTACCACAAGTTTACTAAAAGTTTCTTTTGCTATATGATATGGTATGCTGTTCTTGAAAGTATCACACCACCTATAGTCTTTTCCATCTATAACACTATCAGCAACTATCGCATAGTGCTCTTCTGGAATGAAGTCGGTTCCTGTATCACTGCGAGGTAGTATTTCACATCTTATATCACCTAACATAAAAACGTTTTCAAGAGTCGGGGCGTTTTCCATTATTTCTTCCTCCTGAATTGCTTCATATTCTCCGGGTTGTTAATTTTCTTGATTGCTGTTGACTTTAGCATTTGAACGCCAAAGGTTTCCAATCTTGCTTTGGGGTTGTTCTCCTTGAAAATAATAAAATCTTCACTGTCCTGAAAGAAATACGGGCCGCGACCAATTTCCACATACATTGTGTTTCCGTCGGCGTCTTTCATTATCCTGCCCTTGTCTGTCAGGCTTTCAGGGGGATACCTTCTTGGTGTTTTAGTAGCATCATACGCGATTACTTCCGTAACTCTTACGTGCCCCCTTGCTACCGCTTCGTCCTGTTCTTCCTCCCGATACATTGTCGGGGCCGTAGTAGTCTCTTTTGAGGCTACAGCTAATCCGTCCTTACTCATTTTGTTCCTTTCGTTAAATCAAAATTCAACCATTTATTTATCTCAAGAATTACGTACCTTGAGCCTTCATTAAAATTGCACGTGCTCTGAGAACTCGCATCGAAAGTGCTCTGGTTCTCAAAGCAAAACTCCGATAGGTACTTTAAGACTCTCTGGCCGGATGGCGTTCCAAATGAGTGCTTGAAGTCCGATACACGCTGACTAAGAGCCTCTTGAAGTTCTTCTCCTGCCATTTCTTCTCCTTCCGCCTCTGCCTGGTTTCGGGTCGCCGACTTTCCCCACGCGCGGCGTGCCGCCGCAATCACCTTTTCTTGGTATGGCCATTATTTCTCCTAAAGCTGAAATTACAATCTCACAATATTTCTTGACCATTCGGTCAATTAGTTTGTCGCTTAACGGATACGCCGGGAGATTGTCTTCAATCTTGATAATATCGCCACAAGTCTCAAGACTTATGCTCATTTTTTCTTTCCATATTTCTTTGCGCGATATGCAGTATAGGCACGCTCGGCTTTAGCCTTGCTGCCGAATGTCTTACTGCCCATCTTCCATTTTCCGCCCACTTTTCTAACCGGCATCGTGCAACCTCGGTTTGTTGATACTGATAAATCTAACTTTTTTGATTTTTATTGGCTTTCTATTCATAAAATGAAAACACTTTCTTATGCAGGCGTGCCATTTAGCGACAAAAGATGTACCATCCTTGAGCTTAACATACACTGGGGTATTTTTCTTAAAATGATAATGCGTTTTATGCTCTCACTAAAGAGTTCGGCCAAATATCTCCAAGCCATTCACCACATTGACAGAATATATCTATTCTGCCGGATTCCCATCGTTCTATTCTTATTTTCGTTGCATCACCACAATTACAACACTGCTCTATCTCTTTATAAATTCCATTATTTTCTTTTATTACTGAAAAACCGGTCGCTTTTTCAACAAGATGGTTCACATTGCTTGCCATTTTATTCTCCCATTAACGCGGCAGCGGGACTTCCCTCTTCCGGCGCTTTTGTTGCTCCCTGATAGGCCTGCGCCCCAACCTGAGCCGCCTGTAATGCTTGCCGTGCCTCCTTCTCGGCCTGACGTATTCTCCGCTTCTCGTCTCTTTCCTCTTCCGAAGCCATATCTTCCACGTTGACGCCGAACGTCCGCCCCATACGCATAATAGCATCATCGGTATCAACGTTATCAGTAGCGCCCGGAAAGACACCTTCCATATTACCAACAAACGCAACCCACTCCTGAAACGCCTTGGCCTGCTGGCTTCTTAACTCAAGCGCGAACGGGCCTACGAACTCAAGCCCGAAGTTAGCCCCCTCAAGCTCCGCCGGAGGGCGCTCGACGGCGCCGTTTCTTATAAGCAATAAAACACTTCTGGTCATACAACCATCCAGAAGCTCGTACCATACTCTTGATACAGGCGGGCCAATTTTGTGCCACGTAGATTTGATGCGCTCTCTTATTTCAAGCGTAGTCCTTCTGTCGCCGGTCAAGTCGTCCAATGGAGAGAAAGCGTCTCTGAAAAACGCTCTGTGGATTAGTTCCTGCTGGCGGTCTAATCCTTTCTCGGTTATCGGAAAGTTGCCATTCAGCCCTGAGTCAAGAGCACGAATGGAATTCATTTCCTGCACAATGTTCTTTGCGCCGGGGGTAACCCTTACAGGGCCGTCAACGGAATATAAAACTTCTCTCGGCGGATTGGCCCACAAATTGCCAACGTCTATCCAGTTCCGCATTGTCCTGTCGAGAACCTTAATTTGCGGAAGTATCTCCGTCCCTATTCCCCTGCCGTGTTTTTCATTTGCCGGACGCTTCCACCTTGCGCTGTGGTATGGGAATTCAACAAAGCCGCTTTCGGATACAATTAGCTTTTCTTTTTCATTTACTACTGTGGATTCCCACGGCATATTGTTGGTATAACTACGAGACAGGTTGGGATTGATTATTTCTCTCGGTCTTACAAGATAAATGAAATTGAATAAGTCATTCTGCTTCTTCGGCTCGGCGAAAGCCTCCATAACTTCCTTGCCGACATTATCCTTGCCAAATTCCTCTATTGCCTGCCGTGGAGTGTATTTTATGGTCAGAACAATTCCGTCAACCAACTTCTTACTATTTTCAAGAAACTGATACGACCCCAAAACACAATTCTTGTAATTCAAACCTGTCTTGGGCGTCCATTCGGAAAAGATACTTGCAGGGCCGAAAATTATCAGAGACCTCAATACTTCATCAAACTCGGTTATGAAATTAGATGTATAAATTGCTTCGTGCGCAGCTTCGGTTAAGTAAGAAATATATCTCTGAATGGAGTCGCTCGTATTACCGCCCGTCTTAATTGCAAAAAACGGCTGGCCGGATGGTATAAGAATTTGTTTTAAGCCCGACACCATATCCTCAGCGTCCAGTATCGGAGTCTGGTCGTAAATCTCTGTGGTTCTCATCGAGCCTGGCTCGTAAGTCGCGTCTATCTGGACGTAAGGATATAATTTATTCGCTGTCTTTTGCCATAAACTTCTTATATTGGCCTGCGCCCGCAGTTCCCTGTTGCGAATATCTATTATCTCTTCTGCTTTGGTTGGCATAGTTATTTCCAATTATGGTTATTTAATTCTTCTCGGAACAAATCCATTTCTCGATGCCAAAAATAAGACTTGATATTTATATATGCCCCGCAAATAATACAACTTATTATAATTCCGGTGCTAATAATGATAGCCCCAACAGTCCACATCATCCCAATACCTTCTTTTTACCCGTATCCGGTGTTAATTCACCTGTTATAATCGTTTCCTGCCTGCCCCTCGGGCGCTTGCGCCTTGCAAACTCTTCAGTCTCTTCGCCAACATCCGGTATTGCTTGTGGGGGTGGAACAGGTGGGGGTTTAATCGTCTTTGGTGCTCCGCCGCTCATTTTTTGTCCTTCTTAAATTTTATTAGATTCTCTCATAATCCGAAATCACATTACTGTCTGAATCTTTTCTGTAATTCTTAATCGGGCGCAGGCCGCTATGAGACACCGCCAGCTTAAAGTAATTCAAGGCGTTCCGGTAATGCTCTTTCTTGCCCTTATATCTGTATTGCTTGGCGCCGGTTCTCTTATTGGTTTCAAGTAATTTGTAAGCATCACACATCTGTTTGGCAAATTCCTTGATAACTTCAGACATTCGCGGGATAGTCAGCATCCCCGGCGTTACAACCATTCTGTGGGTTTCATCAAAAAGAGCAGTGCGGTAATCCTTAACTATCTTTCTCTTATCATCCCACGTTCTTGTATAGGCGGGATTGTCGGAATACTCACAGGCAAACGCCCGATAAGATTCTTTGGAGATGAACTCCATCACCTTATCACGAAAAGGGCGCAAATCAAATACAGCACTTTTTACATTGAATCTTACAGCCAAATCGTGAATATCATTCCACGAATCCAGAGCAATAATTTTGAACAACTGATACTGTTCTCTTCCCGTTCTTGCACCAATGACAATGTGTTTCGTATCCCCCACATCAACTCCCATTGCGCACGGGCCTGAGTGAGATGAGTACATTCCGTCATTATTGCAACAGGCATAAACCTGTGCCATTGTGAGCCTGTCTTCTGCGGCAATATACGGAAGACCCAGTTTTAACCGGTAAACGTCAGCAAGGTTTCCTTCAGGGGGATTGCGGAAATCTTTAAGTATCTCAGCGGGGTCGTTAAACACCGACGTCAACTGCGACCATCTGTATCCGTGCATAAAATCTGAATTTGAAGGAACGGAAGGAATCCACGCGCCGTTATTTAACGGTACTTCTTTTTCACACTTTTTGCACCGGATATATCCGGTCCCGTCATCACGGATACCAACGCATTTTTCGGGGTCTTCATCAAAGAACAACTCAGCACAAGTCTCTTCCCCACAAGAGCATTTCCTGAACCAATACCTCTGGTCGGAGGTCTGAAATATCTTATCAATCCCCTCACCGGGAACAAGAGGATTGGAAAGATACGTCTCAGCCTTAATCTTGCTGTGCCCCATCCTTCCACGAGCCTTGGCGACAACAGCCTCATCCATCAGGTCTAATTCGTCAAACTTGACCTCATCAACAGGGATACTTCTCATCTTGGATGATTCATATTGCTCAGAAACCCTCTGAGATAAACGTGCCCCGCGAAGATAAAGAAAAGCATTGTGAATCTTCTTCAAAGAAGCGGTATCAGTACCCTGCCCGCCGGACTTGACATATTGGCCTATATACTCAGGATTAGCGGCAATCAGGGGGTTAAATCTGCTTTTAGAGAACTCATTAACATCATCAGACGTCGGGAATAAGTACAAATCCCCAAGAGGATGCTTCTTGTATATCATACTCCAGAGCGACCGCAGGACTTCTATTTCAGTCCAGCCGCCCTGTGTGGCCTTCATATAGCATCTGCGCCTTGCCAGCGACCCCATAGGCTCTATTTGGTATTCGTGGTCGACAAATGAGAACGTAGCGGCCTGGAGCTTTATTTTCTTTGCACGCGCCCAAAAGCCCGGATTGGCAAAGGACAGGTCTTCCGGGGTCATCTCGCGCATATAGTACCTGAGTAATAAGTAAAAGTCATTGGGCAATACCAACTGATTGGTATGTAAGGCAGTATTACACGATGGTTATGCTTATACAGATAGTCGTAGTCAGGCTTCATATCGTCCCACCAGTTAAGTAATGCAAGTTTTTTTGATTTTCTAAACGGCCACATTTTCTTTCCCAAAGTAAATAATACTACACGTGCAGTAAATTATACATTTGTACCGGACGTTCTCCGTCTTGAAGTCGAGTTATCAAGTAATCCTTAACAACTGCCGGAGCCGCAAAACGACTCCCGTACTCAGTCTGCACGTGGCAGATGAAGTCAATTGATTGGTTCGTAAGTTTGTTCAAATACATCAGGCTTGCAGGGGTAAAACTCGCCCTTAACGCCCTTTAGCAGCCAGTCCCCAATATCAATGCGGGCATTGTTTCTGTCTATTGTTGTAACTGTTATAGCACTGCTGCACGTTTCCGGCCAAACGTTGTTTTTTCCGAAATCCAAAACATCCTGCTTATTCTCGCCCGTGTATTGTATCGCTTCAATTACAACCGGCTTCTTGCGATATTTCATTTCTTTCTCATTCTTTCTTTCTAAAGCCAATAGGCGGGAGTCGAACCCGCTGTGTGATGTTCACCTTTACTTGCGCGTTTCCCACACGCCGCTATCGGCTTGATTAGGCGGCTCACGGGATAAGAGGCCAAATACTGCCGTTAGGCTGATAGAGAAATCAATCCGGGTCGTTATACTCCACACTCTTGCCGCAAATACCACAAGTGCCCTTAATAGCAAAACGAGTTAAAATGGGTACAAATAATAACTTCGTCCCGCCACACATTAAATCCAAATCATTATGGCCGTTGGGAACTAACCTGTGCCCATTAGTGCAAGAATAAGTCCTGCTGTCTTTTCTCATTCATTACCTTTTGGTTTTGGAATATTTGGATATATATTCATCATTTTCTCGATATTACAAATTGTATTTTTAATTATAGCACCAGGGTCAATTTCGTTTAAATCGGGTATCGAATAAAGGTCGTCTCTTATCGGGTACTCCCTTTCCATATCAGCACAAGTTAGAAAAGCCTGAACAATACAATCAGCAACGTCCCGCATAGTTAATCCTTCAACAAGAGCTTTGCCCCGTTCCCCACAATCTGTATGAGATTGACCATCGTAAGGCCTATTCCTGTCAAGTGAATACGCACTTGAACCTTGTGCTTCTGCAAAAGCCCACCTTAAGGCTTTGTTTAAATCTTTCATCTCTTTCCCCATAACGCAATTGCTGTTTTGGATGTCGCTTGTCCTGTACTTGAAAATGCATATATTTGTCGGGGCTTACTATCACGCATTCGCACCCCGCCTGCTTGGGGGGTTTCGCTTGTTTGCGTCCCCCCCCCCTGCGCCTGCGCGTGCGCGTGCGCTTCATTCTCTTGCTCTTGCCTGCGCGCGTGCGCATGCGCAGGCGCTCCATTCTCCTGCTTATGCTCTATTCCTGACAAGCCGTGTCTTGTCTGAAACGCCTGAAAAGGCCTGCGAAAATGTATTCGCCCGTATTTCCGAGCATTCAGAGCACATTCTGCTTAGGTACTCATACTCAAGCAGGCTGCTGCAAGCGAATAGCTGCAAGGCGCCGGGCTTCCTCATACTCTGCCTCTGTTAGTTCGCGCGTGCGCTCAGTATTCGTATGCACATCCTGCCTGTCGCGCTGGTCTAAGTAGTTTTTGCCCAAGAAGATAGCCATTTGCGGGCTACTCTTAGCGAGCTTGAATTGTGTGGCGAGCAGGTCACGCTTGCCTTCAGACCGCCATTTTATCATTTCTTGCGCAAAATGCCTCTTCAGCGTATCCCTGTCAACCCCTGCGCATTCAGCTATAGTCTTAGTGTTGCAATTGTTATGCGCGAGCTCCCTGATTATCTCCATCTGTTCATCAGTGAAGATTTTTCTCGGCCTGCCGCGCTTACGTTTGCCTGTTTTTTGCTTGTTTTTCATTTTTTTATTCTTTTTCTTTTCTTTTACTGCCATTTTTAAGCAATAAACCCATATTTTTCATTTATCTTTATTCTTTGAGTACAATTGCCTGTTGACTTTGCTGGTTTTTGCGTTATCCTTTATATAGTGAGAGTAACGAATTTAATTAACCCAAATTTCAAGGAGAAAAAACAATGAAACGTAACACAATTAGGATAGACAAGAGATATAGCTGTGCCTGCTACATCAGGTGGTTACGAGCTACGGCCCGAATGTGCGGGACTTTGCAAATCAAGACCAACCTCAACAACGAACATATTTCCTGGCTTGCTCTTGCCAGATTCGGTTACTGCATTCAGCCCTATCGGGATATATGCGCCGATGCTGGTTTGGGCTCTTATCTTAACTGTCCTTAAGAAGACTGATTGTTTACGCTTAACTTTCAATAGCAGGCCAACTCGTTGGCTTGCTGTTGAATGTTAGTCTGTTTTTACAAAGGAGAAAAAAATGACTGCAACTTATTTAAGAAAAGGCCAAGGAAAATCCGATAACGCGTATTATGCTGAATCTTGCGGGCTATACCCATTAACCCGCGGTGTCAAAATAATCAGCCAGAGAATTAAACCATACTACCGAATTCCCCAAAAAACAATCAGAGAATGGCTGGAGCTGCAAGGCCCAAGCGAATGGCACCACGTCGGCAAATATGCATCAAATTGCGATTATTACGACACCGAGCCTCTTTTGGAATTACTGTTACACCCGGAGCTTCTCACTGACGGCGAATGGGATACAAATCTAAAAAATGAACCAATCTTTTGGGGCAATACATTTTTAGAATTATTTGAGTAATGTTAACCTGTTTTTACAAAGGAGAAAAAAATGAAAACAAACAAATCTAAACTCGGCAAACATCAACGCAAAATGCTTGAATTTTGTCAAAAGTATCCTGGCTGGCACAGCATCAGCCGCGCTGACGGCGGTTTTACGCTCAAAATAGCACAAGGCCTCGTCAGTCGCAACCTTATCCATCTCAATCAATTCCATCAAATCAAAGAGAAAAACTAAATGTTAACCTATTTTACAAAGGAGAAAAAAATGACTAAAAAACACTTCAAGGCTGTGGCGGAAATTGTGAAAGAAGCGAAAGAAGACTGGCGCGGCGGAACACCTACTGAAGCAATACTAATATCTATCGAAGAAAACCTCGCCACGTACTTCGCCAAAATCAACCCCTATTTTGACCGGCGCAAGTTTTTCGATGCTTGCGATATTGCTTAACCTTCAATAGCAGGCCAGTAACGCGGTCTGCTGATGAATGTTAACCTATTTTTACAAAGGAGAAAAAACAATGAAATACCCATATTATCGAGTCCAAATCGAAGTAAACTGGAACAGTTTGAAGTCTATCCGCAAAGCTGAAAAGCTCAAAGCAAAGTGTGAGAATGCCGGTTATACTCTGATTGAAACCTATGGCGGCATAACCACATCAACGCTGGTTTACGCCAAAAAAGACTAATCCGTCAGCCCGACACGGCGCGCCGGTTCAACTCCGGCATCGGGCTTTAATGTTAACCTCAAGCTTTAAAGTTAACCTCAATAGGAGATTGAAAAAATGAAAATACTGCAAATCAACGACAATGAATTTTATGTAAGACGAAATAGTCAACTTCGCGGCCTTACTGTAAAACAAACAGCCTCTGGCAAACTATTTACTACCGACTATGGCTATCCCGCGCGAAAACCTCCAAAAGATATTTGTTTAGCAATCCAAAGATACCAACTAAAAAACAGGGCACTATAGCACCATCCGCCCCGACTTCGTCCCTTGTGGGCTATCCTGGCGCTTGCCTATTTTAACACTAACCGTATTTTTATGAAAAGGAACTAAAATGAAAACAGAAACATCTTATTTTTTATGTAAGAATGGAGAAGAAATTTTTCGAGGCACTACACACAACGATTGTCTTGAATATTTACACGCTATTTTCCCCGAAAAGTGGCGTCGTGATTTTAAATACGAAGGCTATTCAATTAAAAAAACCACAGAGCAACTCGTCGGGGCTCTCGTTGATGAGTGTCCCGATTACTGCCCCTTTCTCGGCCTCACCAGCACGCGTCAACATTGCAGGCTCGGCACAAAAACTTCGCGAGATTGTACCAGTGCTGGCTAAGACATTTTTTCTCCTTCAAAGGCCCTTGCTCGTTGCAGGGGCTTTTTTATTTACCATTCACCAACCCCTGCCGGAGATATTCGCTCATTTCTGCGCGCAACTGCTTGACTTGGCTCTTGAGGAGTTTTACCTTGTTATACTCAAGTTTGGCTATCTTTTCAAGTCTGGTTACGCGCTGTGATAATGTTTCAGACATTAAAACGCCCTTTTTACCTGTTCATCGTCCCGACCAGGCTCATAATGATACAAATCCGGCCTTTCATCAGACCGCAGCTGGCTGCACATTCGGCCATATTCAGAGTCGCGAAAAAACAAATCGGGCTGCTCAGCCTTCAAAGATTTAAGAAGCTGTGCAACTTCGCGCGGCTCAACTTCCATTTTTTCTGCTGCTTGTTTTAGAGCGAGTCCGCCTTGCTGCACATAAGCAAACGCTTCCCATTGTTTTTGCGTTATCATCTCAATAAGTAAGGACAAAGGTAACCGAAAGTAACCTTTTATCTCAGGTTTTTTTTAATTTTTTTGAGTAATTTTCGTCTAAGATTACTAACTGCTGGCCCGGAAATGCCCATTCTTACGGCTATTTCGCTCCTTCTCATCCCTGTTTTTCGCAACCTCCAAGCTTCATACTGGCGCGGAGTCGCTATTTCTCTGACCAATTCTTCATATTTTGTCATCATATATTCCTTTATATTGATTTTTCGCGCCGCATTATACCATATATAGTATGCCTGTCAAATATACAAATTTATTTTATTTTGTTACTTGACAAACGAAAAATATGTGGTATATTTTATATATGAGAGCGACATTAAAACTAACAGGCCCGGTCATTGCCGCGTTGCTCTCAAACACTTCTGGCGATACCGGGCCTTTTATGAAAATGAGGTGAAAAAATGAAAGATAAGAAATACTATGAAAAGGCTGAAAAGCAAATGTTACTGGCTGCCGCTACCGCACAGCCGCAAAATGTCAAACATTTTCTCAGAGCAGCCGCTTTCGCGCGGCGCAGAAAGGAAGAAGTAAAATGAGTCTATTTCAGAAAATCGCAATCTTGATAGCCGCCATTGTCTTTATTTGGGCTTTGATAGGCTGTCAAACGCTAAAGGGCGTTGGTGAGGACTTGCAATGGCTTGGCCAGCGACAAAGCTCACAATGAGCTTAGGGGGGTGATGAAATCTTATATATTCTCCGCAAAAACCTTGCAATATCCCGCGCTGTTCGCTCCACCGACTTTTCACTCGCCCGCCAATTACAAGCGTGCAGGCTCTCGTGGATTACCGTCTCAAGTCCTGTAAACTTAGACAAGTCCGCACTGATGATAATCTCGCGCTCTTTTTTGCAAGTATCGCACAAACCGTCAAACTCACCGAAAGTTATCTTGTATTTCAAGCCGTTAAATGTGTGCGTGCGGATAGGTTTCACGACATCTCCTTCGGCATATTTTCGCATAATACCTTGAAATCCTTGAATATCGGCTTGTTCTGCTCAATCATACGAAATTCTTCTCTGTCTGCTCCGGCAGATACACCTGGCAGACGATACATACAATCGCAAACATCCAGCCATTCATTGTCATATTCCAGCCAGTCTTTTTCCGGTCGTGGACATATTAAGTGCCAAAAATGATTTAGCAGGGGGCAAAAAGGCACATATCCTTCAGTTAAAAGTGCATCACAAACCTGTACCATCAGGTTGATATTGTCCGCGGTATTGCCTATTGTGTACGGCCCGGCTACGTAAACCTTTGTTTTTCTCATTTTTATACCTCGATATAGCTTTTTGCGATTTCAAGAATAGTTTTGTTTTGTTCATCAATAGTCATTTTTGCGTTGTCAACAAAATGCAGACGGCTTATGTCTATACCTGCATATACCTTTTTGGCGGCCTTCGTCCGGGGTGGATTGTAATATAGACCATCAAGCCAGTCTA